GGGCAAACGTTGAATTTGAAAAAGATAGCGTACTATCTCGGTATTGCGTTGTGTCTAGCAAGTCCGCTTGCATTCGGTATATGTATGCTAATAGGGCTTGACAACACAGTTCCGTTGTCGCTTATGATAACTAGCAATGCTTGCAGGATATGTTCGCTGGAAGCAGAAATGACAGAAAACACAATGAGGAGTGACAAAGCAATGAAACTGTACAAGGTAACGACGATAGACCAGTATCATTATAAAAGGGTGTTCACAGTAGCAGCAAAGAGTCAGTACGAGGCTCTGACAAAGGCAAGTGTTATTAGGCCCCATGAGAATGTTTTGACTATCGAGGAGGTGGACTAAATGAGGTCACCTGACATTGAAATGGCAGTGCGGCTGTACTATGAAAAGCCCGAAATAACCAATGCGGATATCAAGGCACTGTTCAGCACAGGTGAAACGCAGACTATCAAGATCAAGAAAGCTGTTAAGGAAGAAATGGAAAAGCGTGGTGTGAAGTCATGGTTGCCACACTCGGTCAATACAGAGATAGCCTACGAGGTGTGGGGCATTGATATCGACAACTTCGAGAAAAGGCTAAAAAAACTCCGCACGCTTTACGGAAAGGACGTGAGAAAATGATAGCCGTACTAGAGATAATCAGATGTGCCGCAGCAGTAGCGCTCTTGGTGGTGCTTGCAATGTATGTAGCGTACAGGTGGTATGTAAGCGTAAAAGAAACTGCCTACGAGGAAGCAGAGGAGAGCATAAAGCGTGCGGTGAGAGAAGCAGGCAGACCCGTGGTCAAGGTCGAAGTTGAAATGAAAGGAAAGTGGTAATGAACATTGTAGGAATACTGCTGATAACAATAGCTGTGCTTGCAGTGATAGATGTAGTGATGTATCTTGTGCTGAGCGTGGTGGATAGACACTGGGGGAAACGTTTTGAAAATGAGGAGGATAACGATGATAACGAAAGAGGAGTTTGAAAAGGCGGTGGAGGTTTGCACTGACGGAAATATGAACTGCACACAATGTTCGCTTGGTAAAAGATTTTATAAATGCGGCGTATATTTTACCCGTTACATAAAAGAAAACGAGCCTGCACTGTCTGCCAACAGCACAAGCTCAGAGATATTGAAAAATATCAATTCAACACACCTTGATGATAGCACAAAAGAGCAGATTTGTCAAGCATATGATACCATAGATGAAGCCTGTGGAGATATAATTGATATCTACGAAGTAATGTCTGAGCGAGAACATAGAGCCTTTAACATTGGCGAGGCGTATGGAAAGATATGCAGCACAAGGGATAAGCTTGAAAATATGAGAGGAGAGAACTAAAATGTCAGTAAAAATAAACTCACTTGAATTTGAGAACGTAAAGAAGATAAAAGCCGTGCAGCTTGAGCCTGCAAAGAATGGGCTTACTGTTATCGGCGGTAAGAACAGGCAGGGCAAGACCTCTGTGCTTGACGCTATCGCTTGGGCGCTTGGGGGAGATAAGTACAAGCCGTCCTCTCCTCAGCGTGAGGGGTCTGTTGTCGAACCGCACTTGAAGATCACCCTCGACAACGGTATAGTAGTGGAGCGTTCGGGCAAGAACAGCTCTCTCAAAGTCACGGACAGCACAGGTAAGAAAGGCGGTCAGCAGCTTTTGAACAGCTTCGTTGAGCAGTTCGCACTTGACCTGCCTAAGTTCATAAATCAGTCAAGCAAGGAAAAAGCTTCAACTCTGCTGAAAATAATAGGAGTGGGTGATACGCTCTATCAGTTGGAGCATAAGGAACATTCCCTCTATGACCAGCGTACCGCTATCGGCAGGATAGCTGACCAGAAATCTAAGTTTGCAAAGGAAATGCCTGTGTATGCAAACGTCCCTGCCGAGCCTGTTTCGGCTTCGGAGCTTATCAGACAGCAGCAGGATATACTTGCTCGCAACGGCGAAAATCAGCGTAAGCGTGATCAGAAAGAATACTACGAAAAGCAGTTGGAACTTGCTAAGTCTGCCTATGAGCGTGCAAAAGCAAGCTATGAAGCGGCAGCGAACAACTTCAAGCTTGCAAGCCTTGACGCTCAAGACCTTGTGGACGAAAGCACAGCGGAGCTTGAAAAGAACATCTCAGATATCGAGGAGCTGAACAAGAAGATAAGAGCAAACCTCGACAGGGAAAAAGCTGAGATAGACGCTGAGGACTACCGTTCACAGTATACATATCTCACTGAGCAGATAGAGGACGTAAGGCAGGCTAAAACTGACTTGCTCAAAAATGCCGACCTGCCCCTTGAGGGGCTTTCAGTTGAGGACGGAGAGCTGCTGTATAACGGGCATAAGTGGGATAGTATAAGCGGAGCAGAACAGCTTATCGTCGCTACCTCTATCGTGAGAAAGCTCAACCCTGACTGCGGCTTCGTACTTTTGGACAAGCTTGAACAAATGGATACCGACACCCTTGATGACTTTGGCAAGTGGCTTGAAGCACAGGGCTTGCAGGCGATAGCCACAAGAGTTTCTACAGGTGACGAGTGCAGTATCATTATCGAGGACGGCAGGTCAATGGACAATGATAAGGACGAAAAATCAGAAACGAAAACTTGGAAAGCAGGTGCATTTTAATGTATGAGATAACATCAGGAGTTGTAAGCTCCGCACAAAAAGTCGTGATATATGGTCCTGAGGGCATAGGCAAATCCACCTTTGCGGCTCAGTTCCCCGACCCTGTATTTATTGATACTGAGGGCAGCACAAAGAAGCTGAACATCAGACGTTTTCCTAAGCCAACAAGCTGGGAAATGCTCAAAAACGAGGTAAAGGAAGCTATGAACGGCAGGCTCTGCAAGACCCTTGTCATTGATACATTTGATTGGGCTGAACAGCTTTGCATTGAAACGATCTGCTCGGCACATCAGAAGAAAGGCATTGAAGATTTCGGCTACGGTAACGGCTACGTCTACGAGAAAGAGGAGATAGGCAAGTTTCTTAATCTCTTGCAGGAGGTAGTTGACAGCGGTATCAACGTTGTACTTACAGCTCATGCTCAGATGAGAAAGTTTGAACAGCCTGACGAGCTGGGTGCTTATGACCGCTGGGAACTGAAACTCGGCAAGAAAACTTCTTCTCAGATATCACCTCTTGTGAAAGAATGGGCAGATATGGTGCTGTTTGCAAACTACAAAACATATGCAGTAGCTGTGGATAAGGACGGCAAGAAGTTCAAGGCTCAGGGCGGTGACCGTGTTATGTACACCACACATCACCCTTGCTGGGACGCTAAAAATCGTGACGGACTTCCGTCTGAAATGCCTTTTGAGTATAGTGGCATAGCTCACCTGTTTGCGTATACACAGCCTGCTGAAATGCCTAAGCCTGTGCCGATGCCAAGACGTGTGCAAGAGCAGCTTGCACAGCCGAAAGCAGCACCGCAGCCACCTCATAAGACATCAAACGCAGTGACATTGCAGCAGGCTCAGTCAACAGCTGCACCAAAGGCAGAAGAGCCCCTTACAGATCTCAGCGGCTTTGAGGACGTTGCACCACCTATCGTTATCCCTGATGGCATACCGAAAGCACTTGCAGACCTTATGAGAGCCAACAATGTAAGCGAATCGGATATACGTCTTGTAGTATCTCAGAGAAACTATTTCCCTTATGATACCCCTATTATAAACTATCCTGACGACTTCGTGCAGGGCTGTCTGATAGGCGCTTGGGAGCAAATGCTGCCGCTTATCAGAGAAAATCAGAAAGTACCATTTTAAAAGGAGGACAACACTATGGATAATTTTATGGAATACGGCTGGGAAGATGAGATAGTCAACGAGGGTGGGGACTTTGTCCTGCTCCCTGAGGGGGACTATGACTTCACAGTTGCAAAGTACGAACGTGCAAGACACGAGGGGTCGGCAAAAGTGCCGCCCTGCAATATGGCTAAGGTCACATTCACCATATGGGGAGCTGAGGACAGCGTGGAGATAACAGAGAACTTCTTCCTTTGCAACAAGTTTGAGTGGAAGCTCTCAGCACTTTTCTTGGCACTGGGACTTAAAAAGCATGGCGAGCCGCTGAAAATGAACTGGAACGCTATCACAGGCAAAAAGGGCAAGTGTCACGTCTACGTTGACAACTACAAGAACAAGGATGGTGAGGACAGGCAGTCCAACAAGATAAAGAAGCTCTATGCCTATGACGAGAATGTGACTACTGTTCAGCCTGCTCAGACGCAGACACCGCAGTATAGTCAGCCTGCTCAGACAGGGGGCTGGAAAGCCGGTGCGTTCTGATGATGAATTTAAGACCATATCAAAACGAGGCTAAGCTTGCTATACTCGAACAATGGTCTGAGGGAATAAATAAAGTCCTTGCAGTTCTGCCCACAGGAACGGGAAAGACAATACTTTTTTCGGCTGTTACGGAAGAATGTGTGCGGCAGGGTAAGCGTGTGCTTATCCTTGCCCACAGAGGCGAGCTGCTCGACCAGGCGGCGGACAAGCTTATGAAGTCAACAGGGCTTGGCTGTGCCACCGAGAAAGCAGAGCAAAGTTGTTTAGGCTCTTGGTATCGTGTGGTGGTAGGCTCAGTTCAGACCCTTATGCGTGAGAAAAGGCTCAAAGGCTTTTCGGAAAATTACTTCGATACCATTATCATTGACGAGGCTCATCACGCTATCTCAGACGGCTATCAGAGAGTGCTTGACCATTTTCCTAAAGCTCAGGTGCTTGGGGTGACGGCTACACCTGACAGGGGCGATATGAAGAACTTAGGCTCGGTGTTCGACAGCCTTGCATATGAATACACCCTGCCGCAGGCTATCAAAGAGGGCTATCTTTCACCTATCAAGGCTATCACCATACCGCTGAAACTTGACCTTTCGGGAGTATCAACTCAGGCAGGAGATTTCAAGGCAAGTGATATCGACACGGCACTTGACCCTTATCTTTATCAGATAGCTGATGAAATGCTCAAATACTGTAAGAAACGCAAGACAGTTGTGTTCCTGCCGCTTGTCAAGACCTCTCAGAAGTTCCGTGATATCCTTATCAGCAAAGGGTTCAACGCCGCTGAGGTCAACGGAGAAAGCACAAACAGAGCGGAGATATTAGAAGCTTTCGACAAGGGCGAATACAACGTGCTGTGCAACTCAATGCTCCTCACAGAGGGGTGGGACTGTCCGTCAGTTGACTGCGTTATCGTGCTAAGACCAACAAAAGTGCGTGGACTTTACTGTCAAATGGTAGGCAGAGGCACAAGACTTTGCGAGGGAAAGACAGAACTTTTACTGCTTGACTTTCTGTGGCACACAGAACGCCACGAGCTTTGCAGACCTGCACACCTTATCTGTCAGAATGAAGAGGTCGCTGAGAAAATGACCGAAAATCTTGCCAATGAGGCAGGCTGTGCAGTGGATATCGAAGAGGCAGAAAAACAGGCAAGCGAGGACGTTGTGGCACAGCGTGAAGAGTCTTTGGCAAAGCAGCTCAAAGAAATGAAAACACGCAAGCGAAAGCTCGTTGACCCATTGCAGTATGAAATGTCAATACAGGCTGAGGACTTGTCCTCTTACGTTCCTGCTTTTGGCTGGGAGTGTGCTCCTGCTACCGACAAGCAGAAAGCAAAGCTTGAAAAGCTGGGCATTTTCCCTGACGATATAGACAACGCAGGCAAGGCAAAGCTTATCCTTGACCGACTTGAAAAGCGCCGCAATGCAGGACTTACCACGCCTAAGCAGATAAGGCTGCTGGAAAGCAAGGGTTTTGAACACGTTGGCTCTTGGAGCTTTGACAGTGCAAGCAAGATGATAGCTCGTATTTCTGCCAATGGTTGGAGAGTGCCGAGAGATATTGACCCGAAAAAATACACACCTGAGAACTAAGGAGAAGTGAATGGATAACACAAGTTTGATTAAAATGCTTGAATACATAGACCCTGCAAGCTGTGATTATCAGGAATGGGTCAATGTGGGAATGGCTCTCAAGCACGAGGGCTATTCCGTGAACGATTGGGACAGTTGGTCGAGGTCAGACAGCCGTTATCACAGCGGTGAGTGTGAACACAAGTGGCAAGGCTTTAACGGCAATGCTCAGCCCGTGACCGCAGGAACTATCGTGCAAATGGCAAAGGAAAGAGGATACAGCCCCCATGAGTTTAAGGCATACGATTGGGACGGCGAGATAGTTGCAGAAGAAAGCAGTCCCCTTGTAAACGGCGGTGAGGGCATACCGATCACCGAGCCTGCCCAATGGGATCCTGTCAAGGAGATAGTCACATATCTTGAAACACTCTTTGAGGCAGGAGAGAACGTGGGCTATGTTACGCAAACGTGGGAGACAGAAAAGGACGGCAAGACCAGGTATCTGCCCACAAAGGGCTGCTGTGACAGGACGGCAGGGGAGCTTATCAAGAGGCTTGGCGAATGTAACGGCGACATTGGTGCGGTGTTTGGCGACTACAAGGAAGAAGCCGGAGCGTGGATCCGCTTCAATCCTCTTGACGGCAAGGGCGTAAAGAACGAGAATGTAACAGACTACCGCTATGCTCTTGTTGAAAGCGACAGTATGCCTATAGAACAGCAGAATGCTGTGATGAGAGAGCTTGAACTTCCTATCGCTGTGCTTGTATACAGCGGCGGAAAGAGCGTTCACGCTATCGTCAAGATAGACGCTCCCAACTATGATGAATACCGCAGGCGTGTTGATTTTCTTTACAAGGTCTGCAAAGAGAGCGGTCTTGACATAGATAAACAAAACCGCAATCCCTCACGTCTTAGCCGTATGCCAGGCGTTATGAGGAACGGCAAGAAACAGTTCATCATTGACAAGAACATAGGCAAAGAAAGCTTTTCAGAATGGAAAGATTACATAGAAAGTATCAATGATGATCTCCCCGACCCTGAGAGCCTGAGTGCTGAGTGGGATAACCTGCCTGAGCTTGCACCCCCACTTATTGACGGTGTTCTCAGACAGGGTCACAAAATGCTCATTGCAGGTCCGTCAAAGGCAGGCAAGTCTTATGCACTTATCGAGATGTGCGTGGCGATAGCTGAGGGTGTCAAGTGGTTTGGCTGGCAATGCACCAAAGGAAAGATACTATACGTCAACCTGGAGCTTGACAGAGCATCTTGTCTGCACCGCTTCAAGGACGTGTACACCGCCATGCACCTAGAGCCTGATAACCTCAACAGCATAGACATATGGAACTTGCGAGGTCACAGCGTACCAATGGACAAGCTTGCACCAAAGCTTATACGCCGAGCAAGCAAGAAGAATTACATTGCCGTGATAATCGACCCTATCTACAAGGTCATAACAGGCGACGAGAACTCAGCAGACCAAATGGCGCACTTCTGCAACCAGTTCGACAAGGTATGCACAGAGCTTGGCTGTGCGGTCATATACTGCCACCACCACTCAAAGGGAGCGCAGGGCGGTAAGCGTTCAATGGACAGAGCCAGCGGTTCAGGAGTATTCGCCCGTGACCCTGACGCACTTCTTGACCTTTCAGAGCTTGACATTTCAGACAGCCTTTACAAGCAGCAGGAGGACGAAACTGTTTGCCGTATCTGTGAGAACTGGATGAGGAGATTTTACAGAAATACTGATGACCTTTGTTCACAGGACGATCTTGTTACGCCGTCAAAAATGCTTGAGATAACGCACAAGTACCTGCACCCGAACTCATACAAGCTTATGATGGCCGACATAGACAAGGCTAAGCTTGCAGTAAGAAACCGCACTGCATGGCGTATAGAGGGTACTCTAAGAGAGTTCCCGAAATTTGCTCCCCTCGATATGTGGTTTGACTATCCTGTTCACAGAGAGGATACTGTGGGCGTGCTTAAAGACTGCGAGGTAGAGGACATCACACCGAATTGGAAGAAGAATTTCAGCAAGAAGAAGACCAATGAAGACCGCAGCAAGGAGCGCAAGGAGAGCATTGAAACAGCTTTCAGCGGTGTGCAGGAGAACGGCAAGTGCCGCATTTCTGAACTGGCGGAGTACATAGGAAAGAGCGAAAAGACCGTTGGAAGATACCTCAAAGAGCATGGTGGCTTTTGGATAGAAGAGGGAGAATGCGGCTTAAAAGCTCAGCAGACAGACAAGACAAAATCGAATTTTTGAACTTTAGACAGACAGGAAAAAATCGAAAAAGTGTCAGGACAAAATCGAACTTTTTTTCTTGTAGGACAATATCGAAAATTACCGAGTTTGTCGGACGGACAGACAAATCTATTATTATAAACAATACTTTTTGTCGGGGGCTTGAAACTGCCCCGACGAAAAAGTAATCAGAATAATGACGCACGAGAGGAGCACACGCAGATGAAAGCAACAAGAAGTAAGGCAAGGCAAGACGTTGTTAATGCAGCTAAGAAAATGCCACCGCTTTTTCATAAGCTGCCTAATGAAGATTTCGACTATCGAAAATCACGCACGCTTTGGTGGCTCGTGAAACAGCCGCAGGTACTCAAATACATTTGGGATATGGTCAAACAGTCGGGAGCATTGGTGTATGATGACAAGTCACACAAGTGGCACGGAGTAGATTTCAAATGCGAGGAGGAAGATGATGACTGAATTTTTTATGGCAATGATACCGCCGACAGCTACGGCGCAGGAACACAAGGTGGCAGTAAGAAACGGCAAGCCGATATTTTATGACCCACCCGATGTCAAGGCGGCAAAAGAAAAGCTCACGGCAAATCTTGCAAGGCACAGACCGCCTGAGAAGTACATCTGTGGGATACGGCTCATAACAAAGTGGCTGTTTCCTAATGACGGCAAGCACAAGGACGGAGAGTACAAGACCAGCAAGCCTGATACAGACAACCTGCAGAAGATGTTCAAGGACTGTATGACAAAGCTTGACTTCTGGACAGACGACCAGCTTGTGGCGAGCGAGATATGCGAAAAGTTCTGGGCGGACATACCCGGCATTTATGTGAGGATAGAGGAGCTATGACGATACACGAAGTAAAGAAAAGTCTTGGACGCAGGGTGAGTTACAACGGCTCTGATTGCTACGAACTGACAGGGTGCATTATCCGCAAGAGCAGTAAGACAGGTCAGTTCTTCTATCAGGCAGAGATCGCTGACAAGACTTGTGGCAACACGTTGGTGTATTGTAGGCTGGAAGAGTTGAGGTGCGAGGAGGGATAATATGGCAAAGAGTAAAACACCCGAAGAACTGTTAAAGCAGTATTCGGCAGACCTTGTGAAGTCAATAGAGCAGTACAAGTCCATTATCGATCATGGCTGTAGTGATCCATCATGGCCTGACGGCTGTAATGCCAATTTGTGCAGAAACCATGTTCTGGCATACAAGCGATACATTCTGGATATCTGCACGGCTAACGATTTGAAAATTCCACAGGAATATTACCTGCCAACGCCGCCTGAACAAGATAATAGCTTTATGGCTGACAAGACCAGCGGAAGGTACAAAAGGTTGAATAGCTACCCTGATTATAACGGCAGGCTGACAACAAGGAAAGTTGACTATGATGATAGTCAGATGAGTTTATAGGAGGGGTAAAGTGAAAACACATGATCTGAAACTTAACACAGAATTTTGTGACGCTGTTCTGAGCGGTGAGAAAACTTTCGAGGTCAGGAAGAATGACAGAGGTTTTCAGACAGGAGATCTGATAAGATTTATACCGACTGACGGAACGTCTTATCACAGCTCAGACGGCACAATAAGAGAACACGCACAACATGAGATATCAGGACATACATACAAGATAACATATATCCTCAACGGCTGGGGAATAAAGAACGGGTATGTTGTGCTGGGAATAAGAGAGGAGATAGCCTATGGAAAGAAACGACCCAATGACCATGTCACGCCTGAAAGCCTACCGCAGAAACGCCACAGCCATTGAGGACATCAAGGCAGAGCTTTCGGGTAAGTACGTTGCCGACAGTATCAGCGTATGCACACCGCCGTCCTACACACCACACAGCACACGCATAGACGGCTTCTTGCCAAGCGGTGATACACTTTCATTGCTGTGTGAGCAGGCTCGACTAGAGCGTGAACAGAGGGCTGTGGAGGAATTTATCAAGGGGATAGAGGACTATCAGACGCGGCGAATGTTCGTGCTGAAATTCATCAAGGGTAAGACGTACTTGCAGATAGCTATGCAGGTTAGTGGTGGGAGAATGTCTGAGAGTGGAGTGCGAATGAAAATCCAAAGATATTTGCAAGAAAAGTGATATTTGTGCGTTTTGTGCGTTTTACCTGTGTTATAATTTAAACTGAGGAAAGTGTAGATGTACCTCAGACTTGTACTTTCATTGAAGTCACCTCCAATTTTCTAAGCCCCGTAAGGGGCTTATGCAGAACGTGAGTGCATGAGCTTGCGGTCTGTTCCATACGGTCAGTTGGTTGCCCGGAAAAGCCAACACATAATATTTGAACCGCCGCCAAGCTTTCGGGCTTCGGGCGGTGTATGCAGATCGAGAGCGTGCCAGCTCAACATCTGCTCCACCATTTACAAAACTCCTTATAATATTTTCACAAAAGGCACTCCGAACGGGGTGTCTTTTGCGTTGCACGGAGGTATACAATGTCATTACCAAGACCCGACCGAAACGGCTCACATCAAACACAGTTCCGTATCAACAAGAAAAAGATATACGCTACCCAAACAGTCTGCGGCATATGCGGCAAACCTGTTGATTTTTCCTTGAAATATCCGCACCCACTGTCAGCTTGCATTGATCATATCATACCCATTGCAAAAGGCGGTCACCCTTCGGCTCTTGAGAACCTCCAGCTTGCTCATTGGTGTTGCAATCGTCAGAAATCTGATAAATTGGTAGAAAAACAGGTGTTTGACCAAAAGGTAGAAGCCGTATCCAACCGTGTTTTACCGCAAACTTTTGATTGGAAGTCGATTTAAACACGAATTTCCACGAAATTTCCAATTTTTTTGAGTATATGGGGGCATACCACCCCCTTTGAGGGGCAATTTCACGTTCACGCCTTCATTGTGTAAATATCTCGCAGAATTTTAAACAGGAGCAAAAATATGACAAACGAAATATACGGAATTGACTATCTGCGACGCAGACTTGCCGATAAACAAACACGAGTGCTATTGAGATATAAGTACTACGAGATGAAAAATAACGCACAGGACTTTTCAAGCCTTGCTCCCGAAAAATTCAAGGGGCTAAAGGAAACTGTCGGTTGGTGTGCGAAAGCAGTCGATAGCCTTGCTGACCGCTTGCAGTTCGATGAATTTCAAAATGATGAATTTGATCTGAGCGAAATATTCTTGTCAAACAATCAGGATATACTCATTGACTCTGCAGTGCTTTCGGCTCTTATCTCAGCGTGTTCTTTCGTCTATATCCGAGAAGATAACGGCTATCCACGCCTGCAGGTCATTGACGGCTCAAATGCCACCGGTATCATTGACCCTGTGACAAATCTGCTTACCGAGGGCTATGCAGTGCTTGAGCGTGACAGCATGGGTGTTGTAAAGACAGAGGCTTATTTCATGGCAGGCATGACGGAAATATACTCCCATGGCGTGCTTGTTCAGCGTATACCAAACGCTGCACCATATGCACTGCTCGTGCCGATAATATATCGTCCTGACGCAAAGCGTCCGTTCGGTCACAGCCGTATTTCAAGAGCCTGCATTGCCTATACACAGACAGCTCTCAGAACTATAAAACGCTCTGAGGTGTCGGCTGAATTTTACAGCTTCCCTCAAAAATATGTGCTTGGATTATCTGAGGACGCAGAGTTCAATAACCGGCTTGCTACGATATCCTCTTTTCTAAATTTCACGAAAGACGGCGACGGCGATCACCCCATTGTAGGACAGTTTCAACAGCAATCAATGACGCCATATACTGAACAGCTGAGAACACTTGCAAGCCTGTTCGCAGGAGAAACAGGACTGACCCTTGATGACTTGGGCTTTGCCACCGAAAACCCCTCCAGCGCAGAGGCTATCAAGGCAGGTCATGAAAACCTACGATTAACGGCACGCAAGGCGCAGAGGACGTTCGGAACAGGTCTGCTCAATGTGGGCTATCTTGCCGTTTGTATCCGTGACAGATACGCATATCAAAGAGATGCGTTCAGAGATACAAAAGTCGCATGGCTGCCTATCTTCGAGCCTGACGCTGCGGCACTCTCGGGTGTGGGCGACGCTATCTTGAAGATAAACCAGGCTGTGCCTGACTATCTTGGTGCAAGAAACATAAAGGCTCTCACAGGTATGGAGAGTGACGGCAAATGAGCGCACTTTCAGACAAAATAAAAAGCGAACTTGTCAAGCTTTCAAAAAGCGACAAACATTTGCAGAGCATTATAAAAAGGCTTGAAAGCGGTAACGCAAATCTTAGTGATGTTGATGACTTCGCACAGGCAACAGGAGCTGTGCTGAAAAAAGTCTTTGAGAAAAGCATAAGCGAAAGTCCAAAGGCTTTTACAGATGAACAGCTTATTGCTGAGATACTCGGTGATATATTCGGTGATAATTACGAACTTATAAACTCTGTGGCTGAGAATATCCAAAAACAGCTTGATAAGGCGGCAGGCATAGGCATAAAGCCGCAAAGAGCAGATTTTCCCTCTGAGAGGATAGAAAATCTTGCAAAAGTGACGGCTCAAAAGGACCTTACCGACAAGACGTCGCTCAGCGAGTTCACTGCGTCAGTTGAGAACATAAACGGCTCGATTTTTACCGATTATGTCAAAACAAATGCTGATTTTCGCAGTAAAGCAGGACTTAGGGTGTACGTTATCCGCTCAGACCACAGCAAATGCTGTGCGTGGTGTTCAAAGCTTGCAGGAAAGTACGTCTATCCTGATGTTCCAAAGGACGTGTGGCGGCGGCATAAGCGCTGCACCTGTGAGATAACCTACGTCAATGAAAAGGCAGGCACATATGACCAAATAAGCTACTCAGACGTTCAAAACGGCAAAGAGATCGAAACACGCAAGCAGGTCACAAGGCTCACACCTGAGCAGGCAAGAGCTAAGGAAAAAGAAGTGCTTAGCAGGATTGACAAATCGAAAAAAAGTGGTATAATGAAATTAGGAAGAAACCTTGAACGAAAAGAGCAAAACATAGGTGCGTTCTCAACGTTGACAGTGCCAATGCAGAAAAGAGAAATTCTGAACATATGTAGAAAATATTCTATTGATACTAGCGGAATAACCTTTAAGATTCAGCGTTCTGAAAAACTCCTTGCACTCCCTTTTTATGGCTCAACAGACTATAATAACATAGGAAGAATAGACTTGTTCCCAAGTGCATTTTCTTCTGAAGAGGAATTAGTAAAAACCATATTGCATGAAAAGTGCCACGTTTTACAGCTAAAGAAACATGGCAAAGCATATGCTCAGCAAAACTTAGATTTAATGGAAAAACAAGCTTATAGGTTTGAACGATTATTTTATAGCTTGGTTACAAAGAGGTGATAGTATGAAATGGCTTGACAATCTAGCGAGTATAAAGCAGCTCCATAAGGCAGGCAAATGCCCATATTGCGGACAAGAAAATACAGATTACAGATTGCTTGAAATAAGCAGTGGTAAAGGATATGGAGATGTTTGGTGCAATGACTGTAAAAAAGCTTTTCATATTTCTCGTATAGAAGTATCAGAGACAGACATTCGAGAAAAGCAGTTACCTCCTGAACTCAAATATTAGTTAATAACCGCTCCGCTACGGCGAGGCGGTATTTTTATACCCAAAATCAGAAAGGACGGATAAATATGAATTTTGGACAGGCAATTGAAGAAGCAAAGAGAGGTAAGAAAATAGCAAGAAAAGGCTGGAACGGCAAAGGACAGTATGTTGAGCTTGCCACTAATGTTAGTTATAAATCACCTAATGGTACTGTGACAAATGTAAACCATAAGGATATGGGCAATAAAGCATTAGCGTTTGTGGGAACTTCTGGCGTACAACTTGGCTGGCTTGCAAGTCAAGCAGATATGTTGTCGGAAGATTGGCAGACAATAGACTAATCAAACATCGGAACTAAGTACCTTAACGGGTGCTTTTTTCATACCCAAAAGGAGGTAATTCCCTATTGAGGATAAGAGAGTCGGCAGGCAGACCCCCACCACAGCCCTTGTCCTGCCTTATGAGCAGACTAAGGGCAACGAGGCTGTAGAGTTATATAACAGCACAGGCAGAACTGCTCAGGAATGGCAGGAAATACAGCTATATGACATAATGGCGACCAATGACGAGGGATTGTGGACGCATATGAAATACGGCTACAGCGTGCCAAGACGTAACGGAAAATCTGAAATACTTATAATGCGTGCTCTCTGGGGACTTATCCACGGAGAGCGTGTTCTTTATACGGCACACAGAACGACCACCTCTCACAACGCATGGGAAAAGGTCATTGAACGTCTTGCAAAGGCAGGATATACCGAAAAAGAGGATTTCAAGAGCACAAAACAGTTTGGCCTTGAACGTATCGAGTGGCTCAAAGATAATGACGGAGGTCTTATCAACTTCCGTACACGTTCATCAAAAGGCGGACTTGGTGAGGGCTATGACCTGCTCATTATAGACGAGGCTCAGGAGTACACGGCTGACCAAGAAAGTGCATTGAAATACGTTGTTACCGATTCTGCAAACCCTCAGACACTGATGTGCGGCACTCCTCCTACTGCGGTATCATCTGGAACTGTGTTCTATCAGTACCGCCGTGACACTCTGAGTGGAACTAACGTTGACAGCGGCTGGGCGGAGTGGAGCATACCTGAAATGGCTGACGCACATGACCCTGAACTTTGGTATGAAACAAATCCCTCACTCGGTACGATATTAACCGAGCGTAAGATACGTTCAGAGCTTGGCAAAGACCAGACAGACGATAATATTCAGCGTTTAGGTCTGTGGTTAAGATACAATCAGAAGTCCGCTATAAGCCGGGAGGAATGGCATAACTATCAGCTTGATACAGCACCAAAACTTTCAGGCACGCCTGAACTGTTCTTCGGTGTTAAGTATGCAAGATATACGGCAAATGTTTCTCTTGCAGTTGCTGTTAAAACTTCTGACGGCAAAATATTCGTTGAAGCTATCGACTGCCGCCCTGTGCGAGAGGGGAACGGCTGGATAATCTCATATCTCAGAAATCCTCACGCAAGGCAAGTGACCATAGACGGTGCAAACGGACAGGCTGTGCTTGAAAGTGATATGAAAGACGCAGGAGTTAAGTGCAAGGCTGTGCTGCCAAAGGTTGCTGAGGTGGTGCAGGCGGCAGCTCAGTTTGAGCAAAATCTGTTTGCCGATAAGATATGCCACGCAGAACAACCTGCACTTGAGCAGGCTGTTTCAAACTGTGAACACAGAGCCATAGGCTCAGGCGGAGGTTTCGGTTACAGCTCTATTATGGAGGGCGCTGACATTTCGCTGTTAGAGTCGGTGGTGCTTGCACATTGGAGCTGTGCGAACGCTAAAGAAAAGAAGAAGCAAAAGATAAGCTACTGATATTTGAAAGGAATGATATTATGGCAGAAGAATTTGAGCCTGTTACAACGCAGGAACAGCTTGACAAGATAGTAAACGCCAAGCTGGAGGAAAACACAAACGCTGTCACAAAGCAGTTTGAGGGATATGTTTCCCCTGCTGATATGGCAGAAAAGGTCAAGGGCTATGAAACCACTATAGCAGACCTTACGGCAAAGGGCAAGGCGGCTGAACAGAGCCTTTGCAAACTGAGAGCCGCACAGGAGTACGGACTTCCTGCGGAGCTTTCGGACAGGCTCAGCGGCGAGGACGAAAAGTCTATAAGAGCCGATGCAGAAAAGATGTCAAAATACTTTAAGACATCACACAATGCCCCTGATTTCAGAGCAGAGGGCGACCCAAGCAAAAACAGTGCGGAAAACGCACTTAGAAAAACACTTGAAAAGCTGAAAGGAGAATAATCATGGCAGAAACAATTAAGAGAGGCACACTTCTTGAGCCTGAAACAGTAACAAGCATTTTTTCAACAGTAAAGGGTCATTCCACCCTTGCAAAGCTCAGCAGAAGAGATCCTGTGTCCTTTAACGGCAACGACTATTTCGTTTTCTCTATGGACGATGAGGCGGACGTTATCGGTGAAAGCGAGGCTAAATCCGCAGGCAGTGCTAAGCTCGGCAAGGTAACAATGCGTCCGCTCAAGATCGAATACGGCGCACGCTTCAGTGACGAGTTCATCTATGGAACAGACGAGAAAAAGCTTGAGGTCATGAAAGCATTTGCAGAGGGTGCAGCGATCAAGTTTGCTCGTGCTATCGACATTCTTGGCTTTCACGGAATCAATCCAAGAAAGAAAACTGTTGTCGCTGCTTTGGATAATAACTATATCGACAAGGCGGTAGCTGACAATAGTGCAAAGGTCGATTTTGACAGCACAGACCCTGAGGGCAATCTTGAAGACGCTATTGCTCTGCTTGGCGACTACGAGGCAACAGGCTTTGCACTTTCAAAGGACTTTGCCTCTGCACTTGCAAAGCTCAAGGTCAACGGTGTAAAGCAGTATCCTGAGTTTGGTCTTGGTGCAAATCCAGGCAATCTCAACGGCACAGCTTGTGACGTCAACTCCACTGTAAACTTCAATAAGGGTACAGACAGAGCTATCGTCGGCGACTTTGCGAGAGCCTTTAAGTGGGGCTATGCTAAGGAACTTCCTTTGGAGGTCATTCCTTATGGCGACCCTGATAACTCAGGCAGAGATCTGAAAGGACACAATGAGGTGTATCTCAGAACAGAGGCTTATATCGGCTTTGCTATCCTTGACCCTAAGGCATTTGCAGCCGTTCAGGCCGTTCAGGCAACAGAATGAGCAACGTTTATGCCACTATCGACGACATAGCAGTATACGGACGAAAGCTTACATCACAGGAGCAGCAGGCGGCGGATAGTCTTATCGAGACCGCCTGCGCAAAGCTCCGTGTTATAGGCAAGCGTTACGGCGTTGATGTCAATACCCTTGTGACAAGTGATGAAGACTATGCGTTGACAGTAAAGGCGATAATCTCAAAGGCTGTTGTGAGAAGTCTTGACTGTTCGGCTGATAATGCACCACCTGCTGTGCAGGCATCTCAGGCAGCTATGGGCTATTCGGTGTCAATGACTTATCTCAATTCAGGACAATCTTTATATTTTCTCAAAAACGAGTTGAAAGAGCTTGGTATCATTCGTCAGAGGTGGGGAGCTATGGAGGTATATGACTATGAGAACAATGATAAAGGGAATTTCGGTGAAGCTTAAAGTGCAGACGCAGACAGGCGTTGACGGCTTTGGCAGACCAACTTATGAGGATAGCTGGGAGCTTGTTGACAATGTTCTTGTAGGCGAGCCGTCGTCTGATGATGTTATAAGCGAGCTTAACTTATCGGGCAAGCGAATAGCTTACACCCTTGCAATTCCAAAAGGAGATACACACGTTTGGGAAAACACAGAGGTCGAGTTCTTCGGCAGGAAATTTTGCACCATAGGTTTCCCTACTGAGGGCATTGAAGAAAACCTGCCCCTCAGCTGGAACAAGAAAGTCAAGGTGGAACTGTATGGGTAAAGTGAAGATAGTTCTTGACCGCAAGGCAGTAAGGCAAATGCTGCGTTCAAAAGAGGCTGAGAACATATGCCGTGAGTTTGCCGACAAAGCGGCACAGCGGCTGGGTGACGGCTACGAGGTGTCCACCTATTCAGGTAAAAAGCGTGTGAACGCAAGCATAAAGGCTGTGACCTACAAGGCGAGAAAGGAAACAAAGCAAGACAATGCCATATTAAAGGCGGTGCTGAGAAAATGATAGAAGAAGTTATACTGGACTATCTGAGCAAGAGCCTTGACGTTCCTGTGTTTATGGAAGAGCCTGCAAAGCCGCCGCAGAAGTATATCATCATCGACAAGCTTGGCTCGTCTGAGAAAAACAGACTATCTTCGGCGACCCTCGCCGTGCAGTCATACGGCGGCAGCCTTTACGAGGCGGCAAGGCTCAATCACACCGTCAAGGCAGCTATGCGTGACACTGTGATACTTGATGATGTCATATCCTGCAAGCTGAACAGCGACTACAACTACACCGATGAGGAAACAAAACGATACCGCTATCAAGCAGTATTCGACATACGATATTATGAAAAGGAGAGATAACAATGTCAAACACCAACAATGCAAACAACGTTACCGCAGGCAAGCCTAAGATAGGCGGTGCGGTATATCGTGCACCTAAAGGCACAACGCTGCCGACAGACGCAACATCGGCTCTTGCAGCGGAGTTCAAGTGCCTTGGCTATTGCTCAGAGGACGGACTTTCAAACGGCAATGACCGCTCAAACAGCAACGTAGCAGCCTGGGGCGGAGATGTAGTGCTCAATATGACCAACGCAGGCAGTGACACATTCACGCTGACGCTCATCGAAACGCTCAACGAGGAAGTGCTCAAAACTGTCTACGGCTCTGATAACGTCACAACTGCACTTGAGGGCAAGGACATAACAGTTGCCGTGAACGGCGGCTCTGACGAGGAGAGCGTGTATGTTTTCGAGCTTATCCTCAAGGACGGAGCTTTAAAGCGTATCGTAGTCCCTTGTGCCTCTGTAACGGCTCTGGGCGAGATCAAGTATATAGACACTGACGCAGTGGGCTATAACATCACGCTGACAGCCGTCAACGACAGCAAGGGCAACTCACACTATGAGTACATTCACCTGAAATCTGAGTAACAGGAGGAAGATCATATGCTTAAAGGTATCACAAAAAGCGGTTTTGACTATGAGATAGAGGATAAGGCTCTTGACAACTGGGAGCTGCTTGAATCACTTGTGGCGATAGATGAGGGCGACACTGCCGCTGTCATCAAGGTGGCAAGACAGCTCCTTTCCAAGGCACAGCTCGACAGCCTCAAAGAGCATTGCAGAGATATAGACACAGGAATAGTGTCAAGAAACAAGATGCTTGCAGAGATCGCCGATATACTGAAAGGCGAAGGCTCAGAGGGCGACAAAACAAAAAACGCCTGAGGGCTGTCTGCGGACTTGCCCATATGATATGCCGTGATGAGATGTCGCTTGCCTGCGATCTCGCAGAGGCCTATCACATATACGACTACAAAACGCTGCCGCTTTCCTCAGTGGCGGCGTTTTTTATGGGTCTGCGTCCCGACAGCCGATGCAAGATGCTGCTCTCGGGGGATAAGGTCACTCTTGACACGCTCCTTGCTGCAATGATATATGACAAGCTTGCGTGGCTGCAATGGGCTAAAACGAAAGACGGCGCAAGAGGTGTGAACATACCCGAAACTGTTGTTTCAAAGCTTTTAGGCGACAGTGAGAGCAAGATACGAGGATTTACAAGTATCGAAGAATTTGAAAAAGCAAGGCAAGAACTGATAGGAGGTGAAACGTAATGGCGGAAGGAACTAAGCTTGCGGACGCATATGTGCAGATAATACCTATCTCAGAGGGCATAACAGGCAGAATAAAAGACCTGTTCAAAGACCTGCCCGACGAGGGCGACAGCGCAGGCGAGAAAACAGGCGAAAGCTTTGCAACGAAACTCAAAAAAGCTGTTGCGGCGGCAGGTGTGGGAGCGGCTATAAGCAAGGTCGTCACCTCTGCATTCACTGAGGGTGCGGCACTTGAACAATCTCTTGGCGGTGTTGAAACGCTCTTTAAAAAGCACGCTGATATCGTCAAGAAGAACGCACAGGACGCCTACAAGACCGCAGGAGTAAGTGCAAACGAGTATATGGAGAACGTCACGAGCTTTTCTGCGTCGTTGCTTTCATCTCTTGGCGGTGACACACAAAAGGCGGCTGAGGTCGCTCACACTGCTATGGTGGATATGTCCGACAACGCCAACAAATTCGGCTCGGATATGCAGTCTATACAAAACGCTTATCAAGGTTTCGCAAAGCAGAACTACACAATGCTTGACAACCTCAAGCTTGGCTACGGTGGAACGAAGTCTGAAATGGAAAGGCTTTTGCAGGACGCTCAGAAGTTCAGCGGAGTTGAATACAACATTGATAACCTGAGCGACGTTTACAACGCTATCCACACAATTCAGCAAAACCTTGATATCACAGGCACAACAGCCAAAGAGGCAAGCACCACCTTTTCAGGCTCTTTCGCAAGTATGAAAGCAGCTGCAAAGAACTTTCTGGGCGTGCTTACCGCAGGGGGTGACGCCGACAAGGCTTTCAATGACCTGTTAGGCTCGGCAGACACTTTCTTTGAGAATGTGAAACGCCTTGCTAAAAGCTTTCTCTCACAGTCTGTGCAGGTGTTTGACACGGCAGTGGGTCAGCTTTTTGAGAAAATGGGCGTTGACGCAGAAAATATAGAGGGCGTTATAGAGGGTGTTCACAACGCCCTTAAATCCATAACAGCGGCAATTGTGACATTCATTGCGGTGTCAAAGGTGTCTGCGGTCACAAAGTCCTTTGAGGGGCTTACTCTGCAAATGATACAAGGCAAGGCTATGGCAACGGCCATGAATGCCGAAATGGCTATAACTCAAAATCTTGCGGCAGGTATCGCTGCAGGAGTTGCACTTATAGGCAGTGCAATCATAAATCATTTTGCCAATGAGATAGACGTCACAGAAAGCAGTATAGTGAATTTGTCCGAGAGCGTCAAACAGTTTTCGGACAAATGTCTTTCCACCAAAAGTGCCGTTGAAAGTCTTCACGAGGAGCTTGCCGACAGCACAGACAGCAATAAAAAGCAAGCCGACTCCTATCGTGTGCTCAATGACAGGCTCAAAGAGCTGAATGAAACTGAAAATAAAAGTGCTGATGAAAAAGCCGAAATGCAATCCATTATAGATCAGCTCAACGGCGATATAGAGGGCCTTAATCTGACCATAGATGATCAGACAGGCGGCTTGAAAAACAACGCAGCAGCGGTGAGCAATATGCTTGACGCTTATGCGGATATGCAGGATACAAAGGACTTGCAGGATAAGCTTGCGGAGGCTCTGAGAAACCAAGCGGCGGCTCAGAGCGAGTATGACGAGGCTTTGGAAAGGTACAAACAGGCTAAGGCTGACGGCTTGACAGGTGATGATTTTGACGCGCTTGCACTGTCCCTCAACACCGCTCACGGTGCACTTACAACAGCAAACAATGACCTTTCCTCTGTAAGACAGTCCATAGAGGAAGCAAACACCGCTCAGAAAGAATTTGCCGACGCTTATGCTCTTACAACAGGCTCGATAGCAGAACTCTCGGAAGAAACGCTGTCGCAGATAAATGACATCTGCGGCAAGTATGCAGACGCATACAAAACCCAGCACGATCTTGTGTTCGGACAGATAGATCTTCTTGACGAGTTCTGCGGAAAGTCAGACGTGACCGCCGAACAGCTTATCGCAAATCTTGACGATAACATAAACGGCTTTACCAACTGGGAAAACAACCTTGCTAAGCTGAAGAAAAAGGTCGCAGACGGCATTATCTCACAGGACTTTTACAATAATCTTGAAGAAATGGGTCCAAAGGGCGCAGGCTACGCAAAGGCGTTTGTTGATATGTCAGATAAGGAACTCAAGAAATACTCTGCCAAGAGCAAGGGCATATTTGATGAAATGAATGACTACGTTGACAGAAGCATGGGCAAGATGAAAGATTCTTCTGCAAAGCTCCTTGCAGACCTTGTTGACCTGCCGTCACAGAACTATTACAGTATGCGAGCTGCTTATGAGGTTTTAGGACAGTACGCCGCAGACGGCTATGCGGACGGCATAAAAGGCAGAATGCCCATAGTAAATGCCACAGTAAGTGAAATGATACGAAACGGCATAACCGCCGCAAGGCTTGCTCAGGATTCACATTCTCCGTCAAGAGTTTTCCGTACACTTGGCGGATATGTGGGAGAGGGATATGCTCTTGGTGTGGCTGATGAAACGTATCTTGCGGTGCAGGCTTCTGAAAACATGGTCAGATCTGCAATACAAAGTGCCAGCAGTGTTGACAGCAGGATAGATGTATCTTCACTGAGAGAACAGACAGCTACACAAACTGTGCCTGATACGTCAAACATGGGTATGCGGTCGGCTATACTCAACGCCCTTGCAGAGTATGCCTCTGTTGACGGCAAAAGTACCAAACAGCCTATCAATGTAACTGTGGAGATAGACAAGCGAGCTGTTGGCAAGGCTGTGGTAGAAGATATAAACTCGCTGACAAAGCTTAATGGCAAGTCACCGCTTGTATAGGAGGTATGCAATGGAATATCTGAAATTCGGTGATACTGAAATAGCTGTGCCGACAACGTTCACAATAGATAAGAAAAAAATAATGTCCGATAATGCAGGGCTTTCCTCGACCTGCAAATATGTGGGTGACGTAAAGGGGCTACAGACCACGCTTCACATAGAGTGGGCAAATCTTAAACCGCAGGAAGTAGCAATTATAAACGAGTATGTTCTGAATGTGCAGGACGCTGACTTTCCTGTTACCTATCTTGATGAAACGTTCAACATGGTCACGGCACGTTTTAGGGCAGAGGGTACAACATACGAGCAGTGGGGCTGGGATAAGAAAAGACAGCTTTGCAAGGTGCTTTCCCTTGACCTTTATGCCTATTCCGGTACAGGTGAGGTGACATAAATGTACACAGTAAGCGACATTGTATCATCAAAGATAGAGAGCTATTGCAGAACGTGGAGAATGGAGCTTGAAGACACAAACAGCATACTTACAGGCGACAAGATAGTATCTGCAAGCAGTACAGCTCAAAGCACATCTATTTCCGACGATATAGAACTAGGTGCGATATGCTCACAATCGTGGAACATGACCATAAGTGACACTGAAACAGCGTTTCTCGGCAAAGAGTATGACACCTATCTGTATCTCGTAGACTACGAAACTAGCGACATACTTGCAGACGAAAAGATACCAATGGGGCGTTTCACCTGCGTGAAGTCGAAAAAGTCGGGCGGCAGTGTTCAGCTGACAATGGCGGACAGATTATATTTTTCCGACAAACCATATGTGCCGCATATCCCTATGCCAAACTGGAATAGATCCGTTGAAGACGACATATGCAGACAATTGGGCTTGCAAAACGGCAATGACTATACACGGGTGCGGCTGCTGCGTGATAAGAACGGCAGACGGCTAAGAGATAACAAAGGCAGACTGCTGTACTCAAAATACTTTTACTTCAAGGTCAGCTCATTGCCAAAGGACGTGACCATGCGACAAATGTTGTCCTATCTGGCTTCTGCTCAGGGCGAGTTTGGGTATGTTGACAGGTACGGAAAGTACGTCCGAAAGTGGCATGGCAAGAGCGTGAAAACATTGGATAACAACACAATAGACCTGCCAACACTGTCAGAAAGGCAGAACGTTATCGTGGGCATTATCTGCAAAGTCGGTGAAGATGTAACGCTGTCGCTTGGTGTGACAGATACAACACGAGGGCGTGTGCTGGAATTTGAAAACCCATACATGACCGAATCACTTTTGCAATCTCTGTGGCGCAGGATAGGAGGTTTTTCGTGGTACACCACTGAGCTATACCACAGACTTGGTGATCCACGTTTCGACATAGGGGACGTGGTGACCTACACCAACGGCGCAGACAGCTATGACATACCAATAACGAATTTAGGATTTACCTTTGACGGCGGACTGAGTGCTGATATTTCGGCGGTAGGTTTGTCGGTAGAAGAACAGCTTTAAGGGGGCGAGATAATGGCTGATGAAAATTTGACATTGACACAAGACATCACAGAAAATGACTATCCTATGCAACACGCAGGTGAGGAAATCGATGAAATACTGAGCCGAGCCGGCAAGATACACTATGGCACTGTGGAATACAAGATGACGAAAGCGAATCCATTGATGCAGATACCGCTTGGACTGACCTTTGCACCTAAACAGGTAATAGCAACGCTACGGCAGACAGACACACCAACACCATATCAGAACTACTGCACCCACGTTTATGGGTCAGGAACGTCATACTATATGAGTGTCTGCATGGGAGCTAATAACGGGCCAACATTGGAAACCGTTCCAACAGGAACATACTATGTTGACTACATTGCAATAGAGTAAAGAGGGGTGATTAAATGACGATAACATTAAATGCAGATTATGACGTAACACTGAACACTGCATTGCTGGGCTATGTCGGTGAAACTAATGCCCGTCCTGTGTCGGTCGAAGGGCTGACAGTAGACGGCGCAGACCGCTATGTGTTAACGATAGACTACGGCGATGGCGTGACATATGAGGTCGATATCACAGGCGGACAGTGGACGCCTACTGCTGATATCTTGCGGTCGGCGCAGACAGTCAGTTGTCAGATATGTGCAAAGAAACTGTCAGGCGACGAGTATATTTTAGTTAAAAAATCACGCATATTCCGCCTGCGCATCGGTGCAGCTATCGGTGATACAGCTATCCCGTCACCTGATGTGTCTATGGACGCACTAGACCGCATAGACGCCATAGGCAGGCAGGCACACGCAGATATGCAGACAGCCGTCACCGCCGCAGAAACAGCGACAACAGCGGCAAATAACGCCACTAAATCTGCCACAAACGCAGGAGTATCAGCCGACACCGCAGAACAGGCGGCAAGCCGAGCAGAAACAGCAAAGACAGCGGCTGAAACGTCCGCTACGCAGGCAGACACCGCCATGCAAGGCGCAGAAACCGCACGTCAGCAGGCGGTCGCTGCACAGAATAACGCTAAAATATCCGCAGCCCAAGCGTCAGTGTCAGCACAGCAGGTCGAAGCCGACAAGACCATAACAGCAGGCTACGCAAAGACCGCCAAGACCTGCGCTGATAGCACTGCGGTAGACAGACAGGCGGTGACCGATATGGCAACGCAGGTTACAGCCGATAAGGCTAATGTGACAGAAAACGCCGCTAAGGTTGCAGAGGACAGAACTGCCGCTGAAACTGCCGCACAGACGGCACAGGCGGTGGCTGACAGCCTGCCTGAAGACTACACTACAGCTGTCGGAAAGATAGCTGAAAATACGGCTGAAATTTCTGCGGTAAAGCTGTCTGACAAGGAACTGCAAAGACGTGTGGACGCACTCTATGATATAGGGCAGGGTATCACTCATAAGTTTGAAACGGATACAGATACAGCATATGCCAAGACTATTCCTACAGGGGCAAAGCTGATGTCGGTGAAGTCTGTGGGCGGTAGGTCTATTGTGTTTAATCAAATGTATAAAAAATTTGACTATGTTAGCGGAGGCACACTTAACTGCAAACCGATTTTTAAATCGCATAAATACTTACTTCGAGTAGACTATAGCGTTTCAGAAAATACAAAGGTATATTTATATTTCAGAGCGGCTAAATATACGGCAGAGACTAATAGGCAGATAGTTAAGGACGTAGCTGCTGGTAGTGGAAAAATATCATGGATTACAAGCCCGTTAGGCGAGCATAGCGATGGCGGTGATTTCGGAGTATTTCGCCTTGTGACTGATTCTGATGGTAACCAGAAATTAGACACATCGCCGTTCAGTAATTATGAAATTTTTGATTTAACCCAAATGTTTGGTATAGGTAACGAACCCACAAGCGTGGAAGAATTTGAAGCCATGTTCCCTAATAACTATTACCAGTATAACGCTGGCGAGATTATAACTGCCGATACAGAGAGCGTTGTGGTTCAGGGAAAGAATTTGATAAATGCAGATGACTATTACGCCCCATATAAACAGTCTGATGGCAGTTATGTGAACGACTCTGTGGGTTTTGCAAACATAAACATTCCTATCGGAAACTTTATAGGTAAAACACTCGTTGCCACTCTTAAGGCTACTGTTTCGGCTCAACCAACTAGCTTTTTTTGGGCAGCTAGAATAAATGGCCTTAAAGTTGAGAGTTCCTACGAAAAAGGCGAGCGAGTTTTGGCGAATACTACTGGTATCGCAAGATTGACATTTACGCCAAAAACACAAAAGGATACACTATCGATGACATATGGACAAGGCACTGGAGATGTGATAGTTAGAGATATCCAGATCGAACTAGGCGACACCCCTACAACCTATGCCCCCTTCCACCGCAACGTTTACCAGATACCCGAAGTTATCAAGGCACTGCCTGGCTACGGCGTTGAGGGAAATGTGACAGATTATGAGGCTAAGACCTATACGCAGAACAACACTATTGACGGAACGGCAATCAAAGCGTTAGATACACCTATAATCACAGACATTTCATCGTTAATACCTGATGATTTCCTGCGGAACATCGAGGTCGAAGCAGGCGGGTCAGTGACATTCAAGGGTGGTAATGACAGCTATCGCATACCAGTGCCGTCGGAAGAAGAATATATTGTTAAATTGTCAGAGATAGGAGGTACAACATGACGGAGCTACAGAAAAAAATGGTCGAGAGCATGGGACTATCCACCGAAGACTTTCAGCCAAAGAAGGCTACAAAGGTGGACGAGCTAGAAGCACAGGTGCTATATACTGCGCTGATGACCGATACACTAATTGAGGAGAGTGACGACAATGTATAGGAAAGTCAAACGTTTGTACGATTTAGGGTTGTACACCGCCGAACAGGTCAAGGATTTTGCTGACAGGGGCAAGATCACGGCTGAGGAGTATACAACAATCACGGGACAAACATACGAAAGAGAGGAACAGTAATGAAAGAAAACACAGCAAAAATCATCATATCAGCGATAGCCGCAGGGCTGTCAGCGTATTTCCGTGTTATGGCGATACCTATAGTCATTCTGGTGCTTGTGATGATCATTGACTACATTACAGGTATGTGGAAAGCATGGAACAGGGGCGAGCTGTCAAGCCGTGTCGGTCTTAAAGGGCTTTTCAAAAAGGTCGGCTACATATTTGTGGTGGCGGTGTCGGGCGTGCTTGATTGGCTCTTTATCTCAGGACTTTCACAGATAGGCATTGAAGTAAACGTCAGCTTTTACTTCGGTCTTATCGTGACGGTATGGTTTATCATCAACGAGTGCATTTCAATCTTGGAAAATCTTGCGGTGATAGGTATACCACTGCCGTCATTCTTGGTGAAGATAGTACACAAGCTTAAAATCACAGTTGAAAACAAAGTGGATACAAACGAAAGCGAGGAATAGAAAATGACATATGATGAGTTTATCAAGAAGCACAATGGTGTAGCTGTTAACTATGACGGCGCAGCAGGCAAACAGTGTGTAGACCTTGCAACGGCATATTTCAACGAGGTCTTCGGATCAGGTATCAAGAATTTCTGGTATGACGCTCACCATTTTTGGGATTTATTCGATAAGAACACTTGGCTGAAAGCAAATTTCACAAAGGTAAAGAACACGCCAAGTTTCGTGCCGAAAAAGGGCGATGTAGCGATATGGTCAGGCACGTTGAATGGCGGCTGGGGTCACATAGCAATCTGCACGGGTGAGGGCAACACGAATTATTTTTATTCGTATGACCAGAACTGGAGCGGAAAAGCCTGCACTAAGGTCAAGCATACTTATGACCATATTGCAGGCTTCCTGAGACCAAAGAAACAGAGTAAGATAAGTGTGAAAGTGCTTGACAAGACAGGCTACAAGCAGGGCAACAAAACAAACGGTGTGCTTGCGCTCAAGGAACTGCTGCTTATTGCAAAGGCGGTCAAGCTTCACAACGTAGGTATGGATAAGAATGGTACATACGGAAAAGGTACTGCAAAGGCAGTTAATACCTTGCTGAAAAAGTGGGGATATTATGAGAACGGTATCGCAGGTGTGAACTTCATCAAGAAGCTCAGCGACGAGATTACAAAGAAGATAAAGTAGGTAGAATTTCAGCCGTCTCGGACTTTTATGGGTCTGAGGCGGCTGATTTTGCGTACACGAATTATACACGATAAAGCTGAATTGTAAATATATGCTTGTGAAATGCGGAACAAATGAAACGGCTTAAATGACGTAAATGCGTGGTTTACAAGCAACTTTATAAAGCAATAAAAAGTGGTGTGAAGTGGTATATTTAATCTCTCCATCTCCGCCAAACGAACAAAAACCACCGTATTTACGGTGGTTTTCTTTTGTATACACGATTTTTACACGATTGTGTTCAATATCTTCACTGCACGTTCTTCCTCTCGTGGGTAGAGGTGCGAGTAGGTGTTCCATGTCATTGATATGTTGGAGTGCCCAAGACGTCTTGCTATCTCCTGAATGTTTATGCCCTCATTGGCAAGCAGGGAAGCATGGCTGTGACGGAAGTCATGAATACGGATACGTTTGACACCTGCCAAGTCTGCAAACTTCTTGTTGGTCTTTTCAAGGGACGTGTCACGGATAGGACGCTCGCCGCCGCAGATGTACATATCATCACTGAACTTTGGCACTGCTTTCTTACAGCGTTCGTAATGTTCTGACAGCACTGCTCTTAACGGCTCTGGTATCTGTATCGTCCGTATGCTTGGCTTGTTCTTTGGCGGCGTGATACGATCACCGCCTTTGAGCTTCTGAGCAATGCTCTTGGTGATAGATATGTAGCCGTCTTTTATATCCGTCCATTGCAGAGCGTATATCTCGCCTTTTCGCATACCCATGTAAAATGCTATGTTGAAAAATACATAGTAGTTCCATTCGTACATTGAGCCGCCGTCCTCTGCTTCCTGAGCATAATTCTTAGCTGCCGATATGTATTTCTTGAACTCGTCAGGCGTGTAGAAAAGCATTTCTTTCTTGGCTTCAAGGGGCGCTTTGAAGTTGCCTGCGGTGATAACAGGATTTTTCGGAATGTATTCCATTTTCACAGCATAGTTCATCATTGCACGAAATTCGCCATAAATGTTCTTTCGAGTGATGATAGCCAATCCCTGTTCTGACAGCTCCTGCTTCCATTTCTGCACCATTGGTACGTTCAGATTATCTATCCTAACGCTTTCAAAGGTGGGCAGGACGTTCTTTCTCAGTATTCTTAGGGACTTGTCCAATGACGTTTCACGGACCTCTGAACGCTTGGCTGTGATGTACTCCGTGAACAGCTGTCCGATAGTCATTTTTGGAGCTATCTCTTTAGCATTGAGCTTTTGTGTAAGCTGGATTTCAAGCTGCTTAGCCGTCTCTGCACCGAACGCCACACGGTCTATCTGATGAGACTTTCCGAAACTGTCCGTATAATTGATACGCACACGATATTTTTGCAGACCGTCTTTTCTGATGTTCTTTCCGTTCTTGTCTGTCATTTTGTAGATTGGCATAAATATTCCTCCTATTCTTGACACTTCCTTGAAAGTGTGCTACAATAAAAGGGCAGAATTCGCCCTTTCGTGGTTGTTGGGTTTTGTTCATTCTGAGCTGATATTGGTAGTATCTGCTCTGTCCGCCTCTGAGTATTTGCGGTGCTCAGGGGCGGTTTTTGCTTTAAAATTAAAAATAGAAATTATGCAGGTGATATAGACCAGTTGCCTTCCGATGTGATTTCAAAAAAAGTTTCATTACCAACATCACTCTTAACAATACCGGAGTATGAACCGATTTCGTTTACAAGCAGATCATATCGATCTGTGTTGATGCTGTATTGCTTCACGGCGAAATTGTGTTCACCATCGTTAGTAATATTCCAATTATTATTCTTTGCATAAAAAATAGGTGTAACAAAGTCTCCTGTTCCACTAAATGAAGTATCTTCCGTTGTAGATAGTGCATAAGCATTTACAGACCAGTTTCCGTCGCCTTTTATTTCTATTTCATATGTTCCGCTCCCAACAATCAACGTTGAGCCTGAATACCAGCCTATTGTATTTACAAGTAAATTGCTGGAACCATCTTCATTGTAGGCCTGAAGAATAAAATTGTGTGAACCATCGTGTGAGGCTGTTATAATTGCATAATTTTCAACTTGAAGATCAGTAGCTACAAAATCACCTGAACCACTCCAACCCCATGCGGATACGGAAGATGGATTTTTCAATGTTGTAGCGGCTGTTGTTGTAGTGGTGGTAGTAGCTTTAGTAGTCGTAGTAGTCGTTGTTGTGGTAGGCTTTTCCGTCGTTGTTGTCGTTTCTTCCGTCGTAGTCGTAGTCTCCACTGTGGTTGTCGTCGTTGTGGTTTCCTCTGATGTTGTAGTAGTGGTAGTTGTTGCAGTAGTGTTTTCACTTGAAGATGAGCTGTCACCACTTCCACAAGCGGACATTCCGCAAACGAGCGATAATGCAATTACTCCAGCTATAAACTTCTTCATAAAAAACTTCCTCCTTGTAATTCAATAATTTCCGACATTTGTAAACAATTTATTGAAATCATTTACAATGTCTTAAATTGGTGATATAATGTATTTGTAA